CATCGTGCGACGGTCTGACCATGGCGGAGGACGTCGCGTTCGAACACAAGCAGTGGAATCAGGCGCTGGCCAACTCGATTGCCGCCGGCGAGCTGCCGGAAGAGTACATGCCCCAGCCGCAGCAGATCATGATGGTCACGGGCTGCAGCAAAGTCGTGTTCGTCTGCTCCGACGGCACGCTCGACAACCTGGTGCACATGGACGTGCTGCCGGATCCGGCCTGGCAGGAACGTATCCGCGCCGGCTGGGCGCAGTTCGAAGCCGACCTGGGCAGCTACCAGCCTCGGGAATTCATGGCGAAACCGGAAAGCGAGCCGATCATGGCGCTCCCGGCCCTGGTCATCCAGATCCGCGGCGAGGTGGCCACCAGCAATCTGCCGGCATTCCAGGCGAAGGCCGAGCGCTTCATCGCCAGCATCAAGACCGACCTGGTCACCGATCAGGACTTCGCCGACGCCGAGGCCACGGTGAAATTCTGCGAGAAGGCCGAGGGCGACCTGGAGCAGGCGAAGCGCGCCGCGCTCGAGCAGACCGCCGACATCGCCGAGCTGATGCGCACGATCGACCTGATCAGCGAGCAGCTGCGCGCTAAGCGCCTGACGCTGTCGCGCACCGTAAAGGACAAGAAGGAACTGATCAAGGCCGGGATCCTGTCCAACGTGAAGCAGGCCTTCGCTGACCACGTCACTGGGCTCGAACGCGAGATCGCGCCGCTGCGGCTGATCTTCCAGAACCGCGACTTCGCCGGCGCCATGAAGAACAAGCGCACGCTGGCCACGCTGCAGGACGCGGTCGACACCGAGCTGGCCAACGGGAAGATCACCGTCGACGCGATCGCCGCGGCAGTGCGCGGGCGCCTGACCTGGTACCGCGAGCACGCCGCCGGCTTCGAGTTCCTGTTCGCCGACCTGCAGTCCGTCATTCAGAAGGGCGACGAGGATTTCCAGCTGGCGGTGCGCACGCGCATCGAGAACCACAAGCGGCAGGAGGCCGAGAAGGCGGAGCGCATCCGCCAGGAGCAGGAAGCAGCCCGGGCCCGCGAGGAGGCCGTGGCGCGCCAGCGCGAAGAAGCTGCTGCGCGTGCACGCGACGAGGCAGCAGCCCGGGCGGCCGTTGCCAGTGCCGCGCCGGCGCCAGTCGCGGCGACTCCGCAGGACGACCCGGACTTCCGGGAAGTGCAGCCAGCGCCGGCCCAGGTGACGCCGATCGCGGCCGCGCGCCAGGTAGCGGCATCCACCACGCCGCCGACCCTGCGCCTCGGCCAGATCGCCGAGCGCCTGGGCTTCAGCCTCACGGCCGACTTCCTCGCGTCCCTCGGCTTCGCCGCTGCCGGCCGCGATCGCGCCGCGGTGCTGTACCACGAAGGGGACTTCCCCTCGATGTGCGCCGCGCTGATCCGCCACGTCACCGCCGTCGGCCAGGCGAAGGCAGCTTGAGATGACCGGCCAGCGCGCGTGCCTCTGGACGGTCCAGCGCTGCCGCGAGCAGGCCTTCCAGCAGTTCCTCGGCGTCGACGGCGAACAGGCCGCCGCCCGCCGGGTGAAGGAAGTGTGCGAAGTCGGCTCCCGCGCCGAGCTGGACCGCGACGAAGCAGCGCAGGCGCGCTGGAACGAGCGGATCCGCCGGCGCTACCAGCAGTACCTGCAGGACCCTAAAAACCAAACCACCCAGGAGAAGTAACAGATGTTCGAACTCGACCAGCAAGTCAAACTCGCCAACGTGAACCCGCGCGCGGAGCTGCACGGCGAAGACCCGAAGCCAGCCTTCGACCTCAAGATCGAAGCCACGTGCTCGAGCAACGTGCTGCTGCACTTCCACTCGGAACTGCGCCAGCACCTGTTTAAGAAAGATGAGAATCCCGACCTGGTCGACCAGGTGATCGAAGGCGACGGCCTGACCGTGCTGCGCTACCCGAAGATGGGCGCCGTAAAGTGGGAGCAGGAATACGCCGGCTACACGGCCATCGTCGACTATGGCCTCGGCGGTGAGAGTGACATCGTACTGAACGACTGTAAGGTCGACCACTTCAAGATCGAAGCCCTGAACGGCGGATCGGTCCTGATCACCTGCCGCGTCATCGCGCACCCGGACACCGAGGACATCGGCAAGCTGTGCGAGTTCATCCAGCGCGATATCGGCCTCAAGCTGGTGCCGCCGGAGGCGAAGACGGCGGACGACCTGTTCCCGGACAACATGCGGAAGGCGGCCTGACCATGGCGCGCGGACCTGTCAATACCGGGTCGCTTGTTCACCAGAGCAGGCAGGATCAGACGGCCATGCGCGCCCAGTGCTTGGCCAGGATCGAAGAGCTGCTCGCCGATGGCCCGATGAGCGCCGCCGCCCTGTTTAAAGAACTGGGAGTCACGCGCGGTACCGTGTTCGGCTACTTGCACTACATGCACAAGATCGAGCGGACGGTGTACCCGCTGGCCGAGAAGAGCGGCCGCTCGAAACAGTGGGCGCTCGGCGCGGACCCGGCGCTGCCGAACGGCGACGACGTATCGGCACCGCAGCGCGGTAGCGCGCCGGCGCAGCAGGTCGGCATGTGGCGTGATGCGCTGGTGGCCGCGCTGTTCGGGCCAGCGCAGGGGATCGCAGCATGAAGCGCGACCTCATGACGATGAGCCTAGATCTGGGCGACGAGCAACCGGCGATTCCCAGGCAAATCCACAACCTCATCGCGCGAGGAGCGCTGTTCGTCGAAAGCCACAGCGGTGGGAAGGACTCGCAGGCCATGCACCTGCTGTTGCGCGGCCTGGTGCCGCGCGAACAGCGCGTGACAGTGCATGCCGACCTCGGGCGTGTTGAATGGGCCGGCGCCCTGGAGCACATCTATGCGACATCCGACAGCATGCCGGTGCACGTCTGCCGCGCGCGGCGCGATCTGCTGCAGGTGGTTGAGGAACGCGGCATGTTCCCGTCGCCTGCGAACCGCTGGTGTACCTCAGACTTGAAGCGCGGGCCAATCGAGAAGGTAATTCGCCACCTCACCTACGCTCGCAAGGCCGCGGGCCACCCGGCCTGGAACCTGGTGGTCAGCTGCGAAGGACTGCGTGCCGAGGAGTCGACAAAGCGGAAAAAGATGCTGCCGTTCGAGTTCGATGAAGGTAACAGCAAGGCTGGACGCGAGTGGTACCAGTGGCTGCCGGTGCACGGCCTGAGCGAAAAGGAAGTGTTCGACATGATCGCTGCCGCCGGCCAGCAGCCGCACATTGTGTACCGCAAGGGCATGCCTCGCTTCTCGTGCGTCTTCTGCATCTACGCGGATGAGAAAACTCTGGCCATGGCGGCGCGCCTGGTGCGTGAGGAGCCCGAGCTGGTCAACGATCCGAACGTCTACCGCGATTACGTCGCACTTGAGCGCAGCACTGGCCAGGTGATGCTGATGCCGTCGAAAACCTTCGGCCGCCGCACGCTGGAGCAGATTACCGGCATCCCGGCAGCAGCCTGACCGCAACGATAACAAGGGAGAAACACATGACCAATACCGAAGACCGCAGCCGCCGCAAGGACGACCAGCACCCGGTCCAGCCGCTGGACTGGGACGGGGAGAAGAAGGTGATCGACGCCGTGCTGGCGCACCTGGCGCTCGAGCGCGCATCCGCCGGGGTGATTCCGGTACCGCACACGAACCCGCAGCAGTTCATCGCGATCGGCACTGCCGTGGAGATCGGCGGGCTGCTGCCGGAAGGCTTCGGCACCTCTGCCATCGGCAAGGCCGCGGCCGCAGTTCGCATGCTGCTGGTCGAACTGACGACGTACGACAATAAGATGGTGAGCGGGAACTACCTGGCGCAGCGGGCGCACCAGGTCCTCGCCCTGCTGCAGGCCGCCGAGCAGGAAGGCGGTGCTGCATGAAAGAGCGCCCAATTCTGTTCAGCGCGCCCATGGTGCGCGCGCTGCTCGACGGCACGAAGACCCAGACGCGCCGCGCACTGCGCGTGCAGCCCCTGGACGTGCTGCCGATGGAAGGCGACAAGGCGGGTCGGGAGTGGGTGGGCCTGATGACGCGTGAGCCGAAGCCGGAAGGTACGGTGTTTCGGTGCAAGTTCGGCCAGCCCGGCGACCGTCTTTACGTGCGCGAGACGTTCGGCGAGGTATACGACTGGTGCGATCACCCCGAAATGCCCGGCGCGCCGACCGAGCGGTGGCACATCGAATGGAAGTACCGCGCCGACGGTGAGCCTGATCGCCCCCATCTCGAAGGCGCATGGACCGGGTGGAAACCCAGCATCCACATGCCAAAAGCGGCCAGCCGCATCCTGATCGAGGTGGTGTCGGTCCGCGTCGAGCGGCTGCAGGACATCAGCGAGCCCGATGCGCGCGCCGAAGGGATCACAGATGGCGGTTGCGTGAACTGCGGCGATCCCGAGCCATGTGGATGTCCGAATCCATCGCCGGACGCGCGCGACGCTTACGTGCGTCTGTGGGAGGAGATCAACGGCGCCGGCAGCTGGTCGGCGAATCCGTGGGTGTGGGTGGTTGAATTTAAGCGGGTGGCAGCAGCACCAGGAAGGGAGTAGGGGAAGATGGGTGATTTGAACAGACAGCAGATTTGCGCCGAGTTGGGCGTGAGCGAGTCAACAATAAGGCGGC